TTCTCATTATTATATAAATCTTCTACTATTGACCAAAAAACACCATACCCTTGCATGCCATGTTTTCTAATCAGTCTTTTTATCTTCTCATCATTACGAGCATTATAGTCGTGTGAGAAGTAGAATGTGTCTTTTGGCATTTCTTAATCTTAATCGTTTATTAAATCGGTTTTCAAGGCTTCATTTATGCGCGTAATCTCACTATCTGTAAATAGTAATTTACCCTGCATTTTTCGCGATAATTCCGATTCTGGTATCTTGGCATTTAATGAAAGCCAACGCTGAGTGCGACCGTCCATAGCTTCTTTAATCTTTTCGTGAAGCTTCATTGTTTTAATTTCTTCCATAAAATTTATTGTTGAGTAGCAAAAATAGTATTAATTATTAAATTCCCAAATATTTTTAATTTTTTTTAAAAATAATTTTGTGTATTGATTAATTTAATTAAATTTGCAAATGAATAATAAGGAGCTGATATATGATTTGGCAAAAAGATTAGATTTGATAATTGAAGTAAAAAAAGACGGTAAATATATTGGAAAGTATAAGTATTTCAACAATAAACTACATAAATTAAAAGAAAATGAAAAAGAAGCAAGAAACGAAAACAAAGATGTTCGAGATTGAGGACTTAAAAGGAGAGTTATTAGTAACTTATACTGAAACGACAATATTTTATCCAGAAAGAGAAGAAGAGTTTCATGGCACACATACTTTTTCTGAGGATGAAACTAGTATACACATAGATAGTGTTGAACTTGTTATTGGTAGTGAAGGTATTGATATTACAAGAAGATTAAGTTTAGATCAGCAATTTGATATTATAGATGCCCTGTCATAATTATGAGAAGTACAATTATAACAAAGAAAAAAGTATGTGTTTCATGTGGTAGACTGGATTACCATTTTTCAAAAAAAATGTGTAAACAATGTGCTACTATTGAATCTACGCAAAGAAGAATTGATAAATATGAAGATGAAGAAGAGTTAGAAAGTATTAAGTATTTGACAGATGATTTAGATGCTGTATTTAGCCAATATATAAGATGCAAGCACGCTGATGTAAGTGGATATGTTTCATGTTATACTTCTGGTAAAAAGATGAAATGGCAAGAAGCTCAGTGCGGACATTTTATCAGTAGAAAAAATTTTGGAACAAGATGGCTAGAAGATAATTGTCGTCCACAAAGCGAACATGATAATTGTTTTTTATCTGGAAATTTAGAAGTATTTTCTAAAAACTTAGAAACAGAAAAGCCCGGTATAGTTGAGTTTTTACAAGATCAAGCTAGGCAGGTTTCAAAACCAACAAGAGATGAGTTAAAATGTTTAGTTGTTGAATATAGACATAAACTAGAATTGGTAAAGAAAAAATTTAAAAACCAGTAGAAATTTGTATTTTTACAATGTTCTGTGTGTTTTTTTAGGTTAATTTTAGTTTAGTAGATACCTCCTATTTCCATAGGGGGTATTTTTTTTAAAAATTTAATTAAATTTATTTTTTTAATTAAATTAATTAATATAATTTTGCCCTATAATCAATAAAACATAAAAATATGGCAAGAAGCATTAGTCCAACATCTGTAGCAAGCAAGGTGGGTGACCTAAAACTAGAAGAAAGTTTACTATTAGAAAACCCTTACACTTCTGTAATGGTTATGGTTTCGCAATTAAAGAAAAAGGAAGAGCATAAACAAAAGCTTTTCAAAATTAAATACGCTAATAATATTACTACTGTAACTAGAATTAAATAATAACTATATGCACATAGAAAAAGTTAACTATCAAAAAACATTTAATTTAGGTAATTACACGTCTGAAAAAATTGGAGTAGAGGTTTGTTTGCATAATGGAGAGTCTGCCGATAAAGCGCTTGATATTGCAAAAGGTCTTGTTGAAGAGTATCATAAAAAGAATTTAGATAGGCACTCTATTGTTATTGATGCAGAAATTGAGCCAATACTTATAGAACCAAGACAAAATCCAAAATCTTTAACAGAAAGAACGAAAGAGTTTATTGAGATGTGTAAAACAAAAGAAGAATTAAAGGCTTGGGAGTTAATGAGTAAAAATAATACAGAATTACTAGAATGTTATAATAATAAATTAAAAAGTTTTAACAATGCAACTAACAAATGATGAAAAAGCTATATTAAATTTAATTTCAAGTGCTAATTACAGAATTACACAAGAAGAAATTGCAAAATCAGAAAAATGGCTTGGAAGCCATCCTGAATATGAAGTAGAAAAAAGAGAATCTAGCCTAAGAAAAATTAGACAGGTAATAAGAGATTTAAGAATAAAGAAAGGGTACATGATTCTTTCTGATGCCAAAGGATATTGGTTAATGAAAGACCGAAAAGAAGCAATTGAATATTGTGAAAGAATTGAAAGGGTTGCAAAATCTCAAGCAAAAGCATGGTTTGAAACATATAATGCAATGAGAAAAAACTTCGGATTAAATTCACAATATTTTGAACAACAAGGCAAACTATTCTAACATGATAAACTTTAACAACACACTAATTAGATCCAGCTCGGTTGGATATTTGATGACAGAACCACAATCTAAAGCAGACAAAGAAGCTGGGTTGCTTTCTAAAACAGCTCAAAAACATTTGATTGAAGTCTATGTTGCCGAGAAATATGGTAGAGTAAAAGACATTCAAACGAAACAAATGAAAAAAGGCGTTGAAGCGGAAGATGATTCAATACAATTATTAAATAAATACTGGAATGTAAATTACTCAAAAAACCAAGAGCGATTTAAGAATGATTTTATTTCAGGGCATCCAGATATTATTACCGATAATAAAGTTGTAGATATTAAATCTAGCTATGATTTATGGACTTTTTTAGGCAATATACCAGATAAGCTTGATAATCTTTATTACTGGCAGCTGCAATCGTATATGTGGCTTACTGGAGCATCGCATGGACATATTGCATATTGCCTTGTAAACACTCCTTTTGGTATTATTGAGCAAGAGAAAAGATATTTGCTTAATAAAATGGATGTTGTTTCAGAAGAAAGCCCAGAATATGTAAAAGAGTCAATGAAGCTTGAATTTAATATGACATTTGATGATATTGATATTTCAGAAAGAATATTAATATTTAATGTTGATAGAAACGAAGATGATATATTAAGAATTCAGCACAAGGTAGAAAAAGCAAGGGAATTTTTATCAGAACTAGAAAAGACTCATATAAACTTTAATAAATGAAAGGAGCAAATATCATAAGCGCTATTCAGCACTTGAGGATGGCTGAAGAGTATTATGAAGATTTTAGAAGGCAGTATCCCGGATCAAAAGGATCTGCATTATTTAAAACTTACATTGATAAAATAAAGTGGATTTATAGAGATTTTTTAACCAATCCAAACGTAGATGATGATATTCGATCCGGTTTAAAAAAGGAGTTAGAAAGTGATGTATTTGCTATACCAGCAATAACAGAGAAAATTTCACTACTAATGCCAGAGCAAAGAGAAATGATAGAATCAACTATAGATGCAATGCTGGATGGAGAAGAAGTAAAAATAATAGATATTAACGAAACAAAACAATAACCTAAAAACAAAAAAAATGAAAAAACTAATCACAACCGCACTAATCATTATTTTATTAGTAAACACAGGAATGTCACAAATATTTGATGGCATATCTTTAAAAGAAAACACCCAAAATTTAATAGAAAAACTAGAAAGCAAGGGTTTTAATTTTGATTATGGCATGGGTAATACAATAAGATTATCTGGAGAATATGATAGTAAGGAAACCAGAATTTATGTAGTGAATACAGTTAAGTCTAACAAGCCAGTTGTTCTTAGCGCTTACATTGGGGATTCTAAAACTTGGGGAGAATTGTTAAATGAATACAAAAAATATGTAAAAGTATTTTCAGACAAATACGGGAACCCAGATTATTATTATGCATCATTTAAGCCTCCTTATAATAATAATTATAAAGGGAGGGAAATGGAAGCTGTTAGAAAAGATAAATCAGATTTTATGTCAGAATGGACTAGAGATGGGATAAATTATTCAGTAGAAATTTTTAAATACAACAGTATAATTGTAACTTATAGAAACGAAGAAAATTTTGAGCTAAATAAGGTAGAGTTAAAATAAATAACAAAGGCGGCCTAAAAACCGCCTTATTTATTATCTTCAGAAAGACATTTTACGCATGCGCCATCATCTAATAGAATGTCATGAATTACGCAAATATCTTTATCCATTATGATTTTTTATGTGCATTTGCAAATTTACGAGCAGCTTCAACGCTACCAAATCCCCAAGCTTTTAATGCCAATGCCTTACGAGTAGGTTCACCATTAGGCTTTTTCATAGCACCTAACATACCACTAAATCTAGCAGCAAAAGAAACCCTTCTAGGATTAACGCCAGATTTAACTGGGGCTTTTAAATTACCACCAGTTTCAGCATTATAAGATGCACGACCTTTTGCGTTCAATCCACCTTCTGGATTTTTACCTTCTTTTCTTTGCCAAGCTCCTGACATAACTATTTTTTTTCTTCTGCTTTAATTTTTTTCTCTTGTTTCAACATTTCCGGAGTTGGCTTCTTTCCACTTCCCTTGTTGGCACGAATATTATCCCATAATCCCCTACGAGAATATGATCCATCCGCGCGTTTCATCATCTGTAGTTTGTTTTTCATACGCTAATTTACAAATTATTTTCCATTTTCCGCTTTCCATATCACTAAATCTATTCCAGTTAAGTGACTAGGGGGCTCAGAATTGCTGTTTTTAGCCATTTTTTCGGCATCAATCATATTGAAGTGCTTCTTTACCATATTTTCTGGATTTAGGCTATTTACGGGCTTTATTTTAAAATTATCGTTCATTACTAAAGTGGATTCATAGAAAGACATTAAAAAATTTAATACTGATTGTGGTGTTTTTAAATGAGGGTTATTTTTAACAATTAAATCAAATTGATTTAAGTCAAATCTTACCCCAATTGGTTTACTTTTTGCCATATAAAAAATTGTAGCTACAAAATTAATATTAAAAAACGAAATGTAGCTACAAAATTAAATTAATTATTACTAATTGTAGCTACAAATCCCCCACCCTAACAATAAAAACAATACTATACTACCAACCAATCAAGCCATCCGGCAACAACAACCAGCCAGCCAATTAACCTTTGCCCCAATGCCCGTAAACCACACACGGCGCGGCGTTTCACAAGATCAAACAAAGCAAACGCAATAAACGAGGTACACGGGTAAGGGAAACAAATAGCCCGAAAAAAAAATTGCCAAAAAAAATTGGTGGTACCTTTAGGGAAGTGTTTACGCAGAGTTGAAAAATTTTTTTTACTACAATGCTGGAAATGGTGAAAATATGGTATATTTGGGTATAAAAAACATAGCTATGTTACAATCAATGAAAAAACCGGATCCTAAGAAAAAAAAATTTCCGGTAGGTAAAACAGTTGTTGCTTACGAAAAGAAGTCAATGCCTTCATCTGCTGCTCCAAAATCAATATCAAAAGCTGATGCAGAAGCCAATTTGGGTAGAATGAGAAAGTCTTTTGAAGATTACCAAGATGATGTAGAGGGTGAAAAAGTGTTTGGTTCAGATTACAAAGATCTTGGTTTAAAGGCACAAAGGTATAGAAAAATGAATCTTGATGGCAGTAACCCGGAAGTAGTAAGAAAGTATAGAGTTAAAGGTTTAGATGAAAACCCCGATTCTCCATATCGCGAAGAGGTTGAAATGATAGATCCTAATAACAAAATATTAAGAATTTATAGAACTAAAGGAAAAAATATGTCATATATTCCAGATAGTGATATAACTGGACCGGAATACAATAAAAAAAGACGTATTGATTCAAGCCCCTTTGGCGAACCAGCAACTGTTTACGAAGAAACAATTAAGCACAGAGCTGAAAGAATTAGAGCTGCTAAAAAAGCTAATGATCAATCTCGCGTAAAATCAATTCTTGATAAAGTAGAAGCCGATAAAGCAAAAGCTAAAGCAGGAGGGAAATAATATACTTACTTTGAGCGTAATGATGTATATTGCATCAAAATGCATCAAATGCCTAGATTAACAACAGCTGTATCTGACGATACATTTGAAAAATTAAAAGAGCTTTCCGAAAGAGAAAGGCGTTCTTTAAGTTTGACAATTGACCTACTTTTACAGTGGGCTATTAAGGAAAAAACAAGAAAACGCAATGCATCCAAGGAAAGTAATTCTTAACATAACTCCACAGACTCACGTCCGTGCTACTCAAGGGGATTCTATATTTTTTAGGATCCCCAGAAGTAAGCTTCGCCCAGCAGGCCTCAAGCGATTACTCAGGTTAGAAAAGTACAATAAGTACAAGATAGATTTGATGGCAGAGTCTAAGGCGAAGCAATTTGTCTTTCCGGCTCAAGGAGCATCAATCTGTTTCTTTATACCAGTTCCCCCCTCTTGGTCTAAGAAGAAAAAAAGGTTGCATCACGGATTGCTTCATCAGTCAAAACCAGACTTAGATAATTTACTCAAGGCTTTATGCGACTCTTTGATAACCGAAGATAAATTCATTGCTCATTACGGAGAGATACAAAAGAGATGGGTGGACTTTGAATCCGGATGGATTGAGATAAAAATTCAAGAGCCAATAGAAATGTTAATTGATCCCCCTCTTAAATAATTAATTTAATTAAACGACTTTGCCTAAGACTACGCGTTTATGAGTATTATATACACACAGGCTATTTAACATAATCTTTATTATATGTTTCACTT